GTGCACACTTATTTGGTGATGTATTTAGTCGTCTCTCAAAAGAAATATATGAGGGCGATTTATCACCGAGACATGGTGGAGGAGCCACAGCTGAGAAGCTATCGTCAAACGGACGATTTAAGCAACTAGTTTGGCCCAGCCGGTTAGAGAGCGTGTTTCCTTATGTGGAATATGCCCTCCCGAGCCCCAGTTATTATCAGGAGCTCGACCATGTGTACTTCCCTGATCCCGTGGATGAGTTGCCCGTAAGGGTTGTTCATGTCACTAAAACGCAGAAAGCGCCTAGGATCATTGCCATTGAGCCCGCTTGCATGCAGTATATGCAGCAAGCTATAATGCGGCCCTTGGTAAACCTGTTGGAGAGCGAAGTGGTTCCTGGTTTTACCAGGATTAACAGCTGCTACTCCATGATCGGATTCACTGACCAAGACCCTAACAAGGAATTGGCTCATAGAGGTTCCCTACATGGGGACCTTGCAACACTAGATCTTAGTGATGCATCCGATCGCGTTTCTGTCTTACACGTCGAAGCTCTGCTGCGGAACTTCCCCAGTTTATTGGAGGCGTTCTTAGCAGTAAGGTCGACACGTGCTGACGTACCTGGACATGGGGTTGTTACCCTATCCAAGTATGCGTCTATGGGTTTAGCTCTTTGCTTTCCCGTTGAGGCCATGATTTTCTTGGCCGTAGTATTTCTCGGGATGTGCGAAGAGGAATCACCCGCTGACCTGCGACGAGAAATTCTTTCGTACAAAGGTCGTGTGCGCGTCTATGGGGACGATATAATTGTTCCCGTGGACAAGGTGAACGGTGTGATAGCGGCGTTGGAGCTTTTTGGCTTCAAGGTCAATGCTAGCAAGTCTTTCTGGACCGGTAGGTTCAGAGAGTCCTGCGGAGGAGACTATTATGCTGGGGTGGACGTAACTCCTGTCCGCCTTAAGCATGTTGTTCTTCCCTCACACGCTGCCTCTTCTGAGGTGTTTAGCCTAGTGGAATTCCGCAACCACTTATACCAACGTGGTATGTGGAAAACTGCGTACTGGCTAGATTCCCAAATAGCCCCTGCATTATGGGGCTATTATCCTTATGTGGAATCCACCTCACAGATAGTTGGCCGTCATTCCTTTCTCGGCATTGAGCCGGTTGAGCGAATTGATAAGTACACTCACAATGGCCTTGTAAAAGGTTGGCGTAGTGTACCGAAGCCGCCAGTTGATGAACTGGACGACTGGCCTGCTCTTCTGAAGTTTTTCCTAAAAACAGGAAATGATCCCTTAAATAAGGATCACTTGAAGAGAC